TTGCCTTATGGTTTAGAATATCTTGAAAAACGACAAAGTGCAGAAGATTTTTCACAACAATACTACAACGAAACCTACGGAGGAGGTGAGCAATGACAAACAATAACCTAATTTGGGCCGTTGCAATCCTGCGGGATGACTTCGGCCTTACTTGGCGCTCCATCGGTGAGCGTTTAAACATCACAGACAAAACAGCACACTATTTATATGGAAAAAGAAAAAAGCATTACAGCATTAATTTGGGCGCTACTGAGCCCAGAGGAGAAGACACGACTCAAACAGTCTTTAATTTCAGTAGAGATATTGGAACGCATACGGTTTCACGAGAACGATACCCGCAGCAGGGATAAAATTTTAACCACACTAACTACTAAATTCGATGGATTATATACTGGCATACTCGAAGAGTTCGAGAAGAGTACGGGAGCTTGAGAATAAACTGGCTTACACCGTTGCAAAATACGAGAAAGAAATAGCAGGGCTAAAAAAGGAAATACTTGCTCCTAAAATTAAGTTCACATCTAAGATGGGGCAATTTGAGAAAGTGCTTCAGGTGGCCTGTATGGTTTGCAATGTAACGCCCGCGGAGGTGCTGAGCAAAATGCGTAGGGGGGATATTATGGTAGCCCGTCATTTAGTTGTATACCTTTTGCGACACGATTACGCGCTGCACTATGCCGAAATAGGTCGGAAGTTACACCGCGACCACTCAACGGCTATTAATAGCTTTAAGCAGTTTAGCAATAGCCTAGAGTATAGGCGCGAAGAGCGCAGGATTTACAATACGGCTAAGGAGTTGCTTTGCATTGCTGAGCCTTTTGGAACGGAGGTGCAAAGTGCTTAGGGATTACCAAGTGGATAGCGTGGCCCAGGTGCAGAGGGCGTTCCAGAGTGGCAGTAAGCGGGTGATTCTTTGCCTACCTACTGGAGCGGGCAAGACTGTTATATTTTCAGACATAGCAGCCAAAGCAGCGGCAAAGGGCAAACGGGTAGCAATCCTAACCCATCGCAGGGAGTTGCTAAGTCAGGCGGGCAAACTAAACAGCTGCGATATTCTAATGGTGGAGACTTTAAATAACGCAATTAAAAAAGGGTTGGGTCTAAGCCAGTACGATTTATTAGTAATTGATGAGGCGCATATAGGTAACTTCCGAAAGGTTTTGCAGGGATTCAACGGCTTTGTAATTGGAGCGACTGCAACGCCGATAAGTAACCCGCCATTAAAAGACAGTTACAATGCTATAGTTTGCCCTGTGGGTATAGAAACGCTAATAAAAGACAAATGGCTTGCGGTTCCAAAAACTTACGCAATGCATCCCGTCGACACTTCTAAATTAGCAACGGCCCACGGTGAATACACAGAGGCAAGCCTAGACGATGCTTTTAACAAGCCGAAAGTTTATGAGGGGGTTGTGCATGAATTTTGCCAAAAATGGGCCGATAAAAAGGCTATCGTATTTTGTGTAAATATCAGCGCCACGATCAACACGGCTGAGGCATTTGCTAAGGAGTTAACTGCGCCTAGAGTTTGGGCCGTGCACTCAAAACAAAGCCCACAGCATCGCGCCGCACTTATGGCAGATTTTAGCGCATCCAAAAACGGCATCCTAGTTAACTGCGGAATAGCTACCACTGGCTTTGATTGCCCAGATATTGAGGTGGTAGTAATTAATCGCGCTACTAAGTCGGTTGCTTTGTGGTTGCAAATGGTGGGGCGTGCAAGCCGCAGAGCTGAGCAAAAAGAGGCTTTTACAATCTTAGACTTTGGCGAGAATGTAACGCGCTTAGGATTCTGGCAGGAGCCCCGCGATTGGGCTTATCTATTTGAGCACCCCAAAAAGAAAGGCGAGGGCGTTGCACCTGTTAAGGACTGCCCAGCGTGTGGGTTTGTAGCTTACGCTTCCGCTCGCATTTGTGCTAATTGTGGGGCGGAGTTTGCACCGAATCCAAAGACAGAGGCGGAGGTAATTGCAACTTTAAAGTTGTTAAATTACCAAAAATCCGCAAAACTTGAAGGCCGTAAAATTTACGACATAGCCCAAAACTCTGCGGACCTATTCGAGCTGCAACGGGTTAAAAAGTATAAACAGGCGTTTATTGAGCGGGTGCTATACTTTGCCAACTACACAGAATTACAAAGGTTTTGGCGGTCTAAAGGTTATACCGATGGCTACCGATGGCGCAAAGAAAGGGATTTTGCACAGGGCGCTCCAGTAAAGAATTTTACTATAAGATTGGGGAATGAGTAACTACGCTATAATCCCACGGCTAGGCGTCTATTACTTTGCAATCCAAAAAAAGACTAAGTTTGTACCCCTATTTAAAATTTCAAAGGTCAACGGAACCACCGCAGAAGAGTTCCAATCATTGATAAAAAAACTAGAAATAACAATAAAGCACCATGAAAAATAAAACACAAAACACCCACCAAGAAGATGGCAAAATCGATAATGAGAGTTACTTAAACTTTTTAAAAACTAAGCAAAAAAATCATATCCTTTCAGGATTTGACATTGATCAAAATCTGTTAAACAATAATATGTTTGACTTTCAAAAGTTTATTGTAAAAAGAGCTTTAAAAGCTGGCAAGTATGCAATCTTTGCGGATTGCGGGCTTGGCAAAACATTGATGCAATTAGAATGGGCTAGTCAGGTTTGCAAATATACCAATGGCAGGGTATTGATATTGGCTCCGTTGGCTGTAGTTGGGCAAACTATACAGGAAGGGGCAAAATTTGGTATTGACATGAGCAATATAGATGTCAACAATTATGAGCAAATTGAAAATATAGACTGTTCAATATATAGCGGTATCGTACTAGACGAAAGCTCTATATTGAAAAATTTTGAGGGGGCAACAAAAAAGCTGATTATTGATAATTTTAAATGCACCCCCTACAAATTAGCTTGCACAGCTACGCCATCACCAAACGACCCTATGGAGCTAGGCAACCATAGTGAATTTTTAGACGTTATGGGCCGTAACGAAATGCTCGCCATGTACTTTGTACACGATGGGGGCGAAACGGCCAAATGGCGATTAAAAGGCCATGCGGTTAAAATGTTCTATCAGTTTATTGGAAGTTGGGCTATTATGTTAAATAAGCCTGCGGATATTGGATTTGATATGATGGGATATGATTTGCCTACATTGAATTTAATCGAAAAGCAAATAGCAACCGCTAAACGAGATAACGGCCAACTATTTAATAATGTAGCTATTTCAGCAACTAATTTTAATGCAGAATTGCGAATCACCAAAATAGAGCGATTAGATCAAGTAGTTAAATTGATTGCGGCAAAGCCTAATGAAAATTTTATCATTTGGATTAAGCAAAACGAGGAAGGCGAAATGCTCAAAAAATTACTTCCTGAGGCGGTAGAAGTTAAGGGAAGCGATACAAACGAATGGAAAAAAGATAAGTTATTAGGATTTGCTAATAATGAATTTAGAATCCTTATCACTAAAACCAAGATAGCTAGCTTTGGTATGAATTATCAAAATTGTAGAAATCAGATTTTTGCAAGTTTAGATTTTTCTTTTGAAGGGCTATATCAAGCCATCCGCAGGAGCTATAGATTTGGGCAAAAAAACGAAGTCAATATTTATTTAATCACAACAGACACAATGGCAAACGTAAAACAAGCAATTGATACAAAACAAAAACAGTTCGAAATTATGCAAAACGAAATGGCAAAAGCCGTAAACTTGAACATGGCAGGGCACATAATGCAGGAATCCACATTTAATACTACAGAAGAAAATAATGAATGGATTAGTATTAAGCGAGGCGATTGCGTGCAATTAATCCAAAATGTAAAAAGCGAAAGTATCGGATTAAGCGTTTTTAGTCCTCCATTTGCAGAATTATATACTTATTCCAACCACTTAGAAGATATGGGTAATTCAAAGGATTATAATGAATTTTTAACTCAGTTTGACTTTCTAATCAAGGAATTATATAGGGTTATGATGAGCGGCAGAAATGTGGCCGTACATTGTATGGATTTACCCGTGCAAAAAGGAAAGCATGGATATATAGGATTGAGGGATTTTAGCGGGCTATTATTAAAAGCTTTTGAGAATGCTGGATTTATTTATGCTAGTAGGGTTACAATATGGAAAGATCCAGTAATTGAAATGCAAAGAACTAAAGCGCTCGGATTGCTGCATAAGCAAGTTAAAAAGGATAGCACTATGAGCCGTGTAGGTATTCCTGACTATGTAATGATTTTTAGAAAAGATGGCGAAAGGAATAACCCAGTAACAAATACTAGTTTAAGCGTAGATTTATGGCAAAAATATGCATCCCCTGTATGGATGGATATTAACTACTCAAATACTTTGCAAGGATTTAGGAATGGCAGGGAACAAAATGACGAAAAGCATATATGTCCTTTACAACTTGATACAATAGAAAGGTTAATTCATTTATATTCCAACGAGGGCGATACAGTTTTTACTCCTTTTATGGGTATCGGAAGTGAAGTTTATCAAGCTGTAAAAATGGGCCGTAAAGGCGTAGGATTTGAATTAAAAGAGAGTTATTTTGATTTAGCAAAAGCGAATCTAAATGCGATTGTATCGGTTAAAAGTCAGGCTACTTTATTTTAATAAAAAATGGCACCACAAAACAACAAACCGACCCACGCCCGAATATCTTGGGTNGAGGTCATCCCGGAAGGGATACTAATTAAACAGATTGGACTGTATACCGAGGATGGCGAATACATCCGAGACGCCAAACTTAACGGCGATTTGCTTTGCACACTGACGGAAACGCTTTTACCGATTACGATATGCAAATGACACACGGCAGCTTATTTAGCGGAATTGGAGGCTTTGACCTTGCCGCGGAGTGGATGGGATGGCAGAATAAATTTCATTGCGAATGGAACGAGTTCGGGCAGCGTGTGTTAAAGCATTACTGGCCAAATTCAGAAAGTTTTACAGATATTACAAAAACAGATTTTAAAAAGTATGCAAACAAAATTGATATTCTTAGCGGAGGATTCCCCTGCCAACCCTACAGCAGCGCAGGCAAACGACTCGGTAAAGACGATGAGCGCCACCTTTGGCCAGAAATGCTTAGAGCAATACGAGAAATTTCCCCGCGTTTCGTCGTGGGCGAAAATGTTCGCGGCCTCACTAATTGGAATGGAGGGATGGTATTCGAGGAGGTGTGCGCTGAGCTGGAAAGTTATGGGTATCAAGTCGCGCCCGTTATTATACCTGCGTGCGGGGTCGGTGCGCCACACAGAAGAGAGCGGATTTGGTTTGTTGCCTACGCCCCTGGCATACGAAAAAACACAACACAATCAGGAAGCGTTCGATCAGAGAATGCAGAGACTAATAGACAAAGGGTATACACCTTTTACGATGGGACTGCACCAGATGGCGATCAGGGGGTTACTCCCCACTCCGAATGCGTTCGACTGGAATACTGCGCAACACCAGGACAAATATCAGGAAAGGAAAAAAATGCAAATGGAGAAAGGTATAAATCTACATTACTCACTCAGGCAAATGACTATGGATATAAATCCAGCTGGAACAACTTCCCAACTCAACCCCCGATTTGTGGGGGAAATGATGGGATTTCCCGCGAATTGGACGGAATTACCTTTTCTAAGTGGAGAAACGAAAGTATAAAGGCTTACGGTAATGCAATCGTTCCGCAAGTGGCTTATCAAATTTTTAAAGCCTTAGAGTTATGCAAATAAACTTTCTGCCTAGCTTAAAACAAAGCGGGAAATTTACCGTAATAGGGATTACTGAATATTTGGAGTTAGTAAAGGGTGGGGCGTATAGTAAGCAAGTCAACGCGTTCCAAAACGCAGGGGCACTATCCAAAGACCAGCAGGCCGAAATAAAGCAATTAATCCCTGCGGTAACTATTTCGGGGGTTTTTAAAGAGTCGGTAAAAAATGCAAATTTGTTAACGCATAGCGGGCTTATTTGTATAGATTTTGACGCGGTGGAGAATCCTGCTCAGCTTAAAGCAGAGTTATCCAAAGACCCCTATACTTTTGCCGCCTTACTTTCCGCCTCAGGCAATGGCTTGGCCGCAATCGTACGAATAGAAGCCGACAGGCATTTGGATGCGTTCAACGGCCTAAAAACGTATTATTTCCGCAATTACGGGCAGCTAATAGATGCGAGTTGTAAAAATGTAAGCCGCCTGCGTTTCCTTTCGGTAGACCCTGCGCTATTTGTTAACCCTTCCAGTAAATTATTTAAAGAGTACCCAAAAAAAGAGGCAAAGCCTAAGGTAGTTAATACCGTGCTCACGGGTAATGAGTTTGACGAGCTTATAGATAGGATTTGTCGGGGTGGGTTTGATTTAACCGGGGGCGTTTATGCCAACTACCTGAGCATTGGGTTTGCACTGGCTTCCGAGTTTGGAGAACGAGGGCGCGAGCATTTCCACGCTGTTTGCGCTCAAAATGATAAATACGACCCTACTAAGGCAGATAGACAGTTTACATATTGCCTCAGGGATACAGGCCAGAGCAAAGTAACCATAGCCACATTTTACTATTATGCCAAGGAGGCAGGCGTTGAACTAAAATCGGCTCAGTCCGTTAAGCTCGAGAATATAGCCAAAATGGCAAAGAAACAAGGGCGCGCTCAGGAGTCAGTTGTTGAAATTGCACGCTTGCAGGGTATGGATATTGAAAAAGCCACAGAAACGGCAGCGGCGGTATACGAGGCAAACGTTAACCTCGCATTGGTTGGCCAGACTAACCTTGGATTAGTGCAGTTGTATTTATCCAATAACTACCAGTTATTTTACAATACCATTACAAACGATTTAGAGGATCGCACAGTAACTTTTAATAACAGGGCCAAGATTATAGACGATATGGCCCTAAATACTATGTATCTGCGTTTTAGCGAGGTTACAGATAATAAGATAAGCTTTGAGTTCTTTTGCCGTGTAGTATATTCAGAACTTACAACGTATTACAACCCTTTCGAGGATTTTATTAGACTTAATCAATCCATCCAGAGGGGGCAGGGGTTAATTGAAGA